AAAAGAGGAACTAAATGAACAACTATATTTTTACGAGTGAAAGTGTGAGTGATGGTCATCCTGATAAAGTAGCAGACCAAATATCAGATGCATTAGTTGATGCAGGATTAAGAGCAGGCGATGAAACAACACGTGTTGCTATTGAAACACTTGTAACTACCAACATGGTAACATTAGCAGGCGAAGTAAAAAACTTTAATGTAACTGATGATCAAGTTAAAGAAATTGTTAGAAGTAAAGTTCGTGAAATTGGATATGAACAGGATGGATTTCATTGGGACAAATTAAAAATTTATAATGAAATTCATGCACAAAGTGCAGACATTGCATTGGGAACTGATAACTTCGGCGCAGGAGATCAGGGTATTATGTTTGGTTATGCGTGTAACGATAATGATGCATACTTGCCTGCACCTATTTACTATAGTCATGAAATACTTAAAACACTTAAACTACAACGCCAGGATATATTGGGACCGGATGCAAAGTCACAAGTAAGTGTCGAATATGAAGGCGGTAAAGTTAAACGTATTGACCAAGTTGTGATAAGTACACAGCATGTCGAAGGTAAAGTTGAACAAGCAATAAATATAAGTAAAGTTGCTGCAATGAATGTATTGGGAGACTTAGTAGATGACAACACTATATGGCATCTTAATCCTACAGGTAATTTTGTTATCGGTGGTCCTGACGGTGATGCTGGTGTCACAGGAAGAAAGATTATCGTGGACACTTATGGCGGTTTCGCTCCTCATGGTGGTGGCGCTTTTAGTGGCAAGGATCCTACTAAAGTCGACCGCTCTGCAGCCTATATGGCTCGTTGGCTTGCTAAAAATATTGTAGCAGATGAAATGGCTGATTGGTGCCAAATACAACTAAGTTATGCTATTGGTGTTAAACAACCCACAAGTATCTATATAGATTCAAACGGACATAATCGCTCAATTCAAAAGTTTATTGAGAGTAGTATTGATATGACTCCCAAAGGAATCATTGATAGATTCGATTTGTTTAACTTTAATAATTATAGTGAGAACTGTACTTATGGACACTTTGGTAACAAAGATGTTCCTTGGGAACGTATTGGCTGGTAATAAAATAAAAGGAGAATTAAATGAACGCAGTAATATATAGTAAAGATGGGTGTGGGTTTTGTGTAGCAGCAAAAAATCTATTGGAACAAAAAGGCATTGGTTATGTTGAATACAATATGTCTAGCCAACCTGATAAAAAAACTGAGTTATTGGAAGCAGCAGCACTTGAAAATGTAGTTCCTCGCACTGTTCCACAAATATGGCTTAATAACAAGTATATCGGAGGATATGATAAACTTGCGCTATTTTTTTCCGAAAGTGATAGATAAATAGATGTAAATAACCAATTTACATATATTTTATTTGGAGAATAATAGATGGCAAAATCAGTAAAATTACGTCAAGGAACTGAGACTGAACATGTAGCCTTTACAGGCGAAATGGCAGAAGTAACATTTGATACAACAAACAATACAATAATATTACATGATGGTACTACTGCAGGTGGTATTCCAATGGCAAAATTAAGTGATGTGCCAGTTGATTTAACCGATCTAACTGATGTTGATGGAAATTTGGTAGGTGGAATATCATTTAGCGGAACAACCTATACTGTCACAGTTGCCAGTGGTACAAACGCATATAGTACTGGTAACAAATATTATATTACTGATTTTACAGATGCTAGTCCAACAGTTACACTAACTGAAGGTGTAACTTACAGATTTGATCAAAGTGACAGTACTAATACAGAACACCCACTCAAGTTTAGCACAACTGCAGACGGCACACATGATAGCGGTATTGAATATACAACAGGTGTTACTTATAATGGTGTACCTGGGCAGACAGGCGCATACACAGAAATCACAGTAGAAGTTGGTGCACCTACGCTATACTATTATTGCGCAAATCACAGTGGCATGGGTACAAGTGCACCCGGTGTCGAAATCGTAACAAGTTCATTGGTTTGGCATTTAGATGCAGCGAATTCATCTAGCTACTCTGGTTCTGGAACAACATGGTCTGACCTTGTTGGTAGTGAAGATGCTAGCTTAGTAACTAACGCTCCAACTTATTCTACTGAGGGTGGCGGCTCGTTCTATTTTAATGGTATTAATTCTCGCATGTCAACAACTTATAATCCTAGTTTCGATGAGTGGTCTGCATCAGTTTGGTTTAAACCTGAAGAAGGAGATAGCACCTGGGGTTGGTTTATGAACACTTTCACTTCAGGTGGTTCAGGTGAATGGTGGGCTCTTGGATTTGATTACAGCTCTGGCGGAAATGGTCTACCAACATGGATGATTGATAATAACAGTACCAAAAGAACAATATCTTCAGATACTATAGCAACTTCTGATTGGCAAATGATGACAGGAACACGACAGGGTAGTACCATGACACTGTATATTAATGGAATACAGGTAGCTACCACTGACAATCTGAATACATCTACAGTGACGCCCGGATCATCAATATGTCTCGGCGCCCATTCGGATGGGACCGATCAATATTATAAAGGATATATTTCTGATCTAAAGTTATATAGCAAAATGCTAAGCCAAACAGAGGTATTACAAAACTACAACGCATTGAAAGATCGTTACACTGTTGCTCCAGCGCCTGGAGCAACTCCGATGTGGTCATTGAGTGGAGATAGTGAGTCATTTGCAGCCGTCAGTGACTCTAAATTAGATACAAGTGCTACTTCGTATGTCGCATTGAACCACCCGAGCGGCAGGGGAAATACCTGGGCACTTGAGGACGGATCGTATGCCTTACGCAACAATGCAAACTTAGTGAATGATCCCGGCACCAGACCATTACATATTTGGTCAACTGATGATCTTAGTGACGGAATGACTACTCAATATTGGATAAAGTTTGATGCGAATCAACCCGCAATGTGGGAAGCGTTACATGGTGTAGAGGCTGGCAGTAGTCAGGCATATTCTTATAGCATAAGTCTAGCTTACGCAGTCCATACACTGGCTTGGGCTGGCAATGGTGCTTATGGCTATTTTGGACATACTTCTAATGGTAGTTCGAGTTTCCCAGATCAAGGTTGGCTTCATATTGCAGAAGAAATACAGTCGAATGGGCGACAAGTTATATATATAAATGGTGTAGTCGTTGTAAACGAAAGTGCAAGCGATTTATCCGGACTTACAAACAAGGCGAACCTATATTTTGGAAGCGTTAGCTCTTGGATCACTGATATAGAAGTTCATACTGGTGGTGGAATACATAATCCAGACCTTCTTGCAACACCACCAGGCTTTACTCCGCCAACAAGAAAGCTTGCCGCCCCATAGTGGTTATTATGCTGCTACACTAAAGCGCCCCTATAGGGGCGCTTTATTATTGTCAACTTATATAAATACCTTATATAATAGGGGATAAGTATGCCAGAATTAGATACTTTAAGTATGGAATTTAGTGATTTAGTAATACCATGGATTGGTGTACTAATTTCACTGGTAGTTGCAATATGGTTTAAAGACTTCGCAACCGGACTTGCTAAAGGTCTAAAGTTCAAAACTAATCCAGCATTTCAAGAAGGTCACGAGGTATTACTAGATGGCGAATTAGCCATGATAGTTAAAATAGGAATGACCGAAACTGTGTTCGGTGTCTATTCAGACCGAGGATACACATGGAGATATGTCCCTAATGAACGTATTCCTATGCTAAAATTAGAAAAGGTTATAAAGAAAGACCTACATATTGATAGCGAAGAAGAGAAAGCACAAAAACTAAAAACTATTATTGATCAGACACAGGATGATAATATTGCAAAGAATGCAGAAGAAATTAATAGATTAAAAAAATAACTACTTGACATTGTAATAGAATCAATATATATTACTAATGTATAGGAGATAAAAATGGAAATGTTTACAGAACCGTCTGGCTGGTGGGCCGTATTAATTGCAGGCGTTATCTTTCTTATGGGAAGGCACCATGGTCGTAAAATTGGTGCAATTAGTGCTACTGATTTTATATTAACAGAACTAGAAGAGTTAAAATTTATTCGTGTTAAAAGTCGTAGAACATTAGAGAACGGTGATGAGCAAGTAGAATATATGAAGTTCGATGAATAATTTTAATTATAAATGTTTAAGTGAGGTTCCAAATCATTTGATGAAAATGATAAGAAATCACACAAACAATTATTTGTCAGTTGAAGAACAGAATATGATTACTATATATGAAGTAAATGATATACTAAATGATTTATTTCCCAAAGATGAAGATACGTGGCCCTGCCAAGACAGTGGCATAGATAGAATGGACTAAACATATTATGGATAAAAAAACACAAGCAGTAGTATATGGACTAGATGATGCAAGTCCTCTAGAATTAGAAAAAGCGTTGACGATTCGTAAAAACATGTGGCGAGGTCTCAAATTCAAGTTAAATCTTATCATAATTTTACTCGCTGCAAATCTTTTAGCGACACTATCAATCGATATTATCACATGGATTTCAACCGATCTATTTAATATGTTGGTCGCACTATGGAATAATTCTATTGATTTATTTAAATCATTACTCTAATAGGTAATAAGATGTCTCTTTATAATTTAACACAAGAACAATGTCTAATGATGGATGCTATTTGGCAATTAGAAACACCTGAACAAATGAGAGATTTCAAAGATAAACTATTATATAGTGAACAATTAATGTTTGAAACTCTTGTTCAAATGCTACTAGAAGATACACTAGAAGGTCAAACATTAGATAAAACCTCTATAGCAAAAATAATGCTCACAGATATTGGTGTAAAATGTATGTAATAATCGGAACAATAAATGGTAAAACTATAAGTCGCACGTTTGATTGTGTGCTTGACGCCATGGAATACCGTGATGATTTGGATGCACACTATATTCCGGTAACTTTTATTAAAAGGTAGAGTAATGCTAGATACGCATGCCGCAAAAATCTTTGCGAACAATATTAATATGATGATTCCCTGGTATCTAATGGCATCATATGCATATTACAAAGATGATAATCCTATTTTCTCAGACCATTTCTTTGATGAAATGGGAAAGACAATGCTAAGTGTATGGGATGAAATCGAACATTTTCATAAAGAATATATCAATCCTGACGAACTACGTGCTGGAACATTTCTTGGTAAATATCCCGAACGAGTTCAGGGCGGACTTAATAGTGTACGTAAAATGTATTATACTAAAAGTGGAACAGTAAGAAAACGAATAGCATAAGAGATTAAAAATGATAGATACAGAATTAAAAGAAAGTAATGCTAAAAAACTTGCGATTGAATATGCTCAAGAACGTAAGAGATTAAAGCAAGAACTATCAGAACTACAAACAGAAGTCGAAGACCTTACACCAACAACACCAACAGGCACTATCGATTGGTATGTTAAATGGCTCAGCATGATTTTAGCAGTCACTGGTGTATTTCTTATCAGTGCAAATATGATGTTTCTAGGACAAGTTTCATATATACTTAGTTCAATAGGATGGATATATGTGGGAATGGCATGGAGTGATCGTGCTATTATGATCGGTAGTAGTATTAGTGGAACTGCGGTAATGATGAATTTAGTACAAAGCGTATTATGAAGAAAGTATCTTGACAATGACTGTAAAAAATGTTAGACTAAGAGACATGTTAGACGATAATTCAGACTACATGAAAGAACTAGAACAAAAATTTGAAGATCAATACGGAGAAGAACTTGAGAGAATTATGGGTAGAAAAGTATCGTCCGAACACAACAAAGGACTATGTATTTCGGGACGAAAAACAAAAACGTCAAGTTAAATCTTGGGTAGACAGTGGAGCAATTCCACATTTATTATTCAGTGGTGCTGCCGGCACAGGAAAAACCACACTCGCAAAAGTTCTATTAAATGAATTAGGCGTTGATGGCGGCGATATCATGATTATTAATGCATCAAATGAAAATAATGTAGATACAATGAGAAACAAGATTAATGGCTTTGCAAGTAGTCTACCATTTGGTGGTGACTTCAAGTATGTACTATTAGATGAAGCCGACTATCTATCACCAAGTGCACAAGCAATCTTGCGTAATATGATGGAAGCATTTTCTATGACTTGTAGATTTATTCTTACATGTAATTATCCCAACAAAGTAATTCCTGCAATTCATTCACGATGCCAGGGATATCATATTGAGAAATTAGACGAACAAGAATTTGCAGCAAGAGTTGCAACTATTCTTATTAGCGAAGACATTGATTTAGATATTGATACACTTGATGTTTATGTTAAATCAGCCTATCCAGATTTACGTAAATGTATTAATATGGTACAGCAATCAATCGTTGATAATAAACTACAGCAGCCAGGACAAGGTGAGAGTGGCGAAAGCGATTGGGTACTAGAATATGTTGCCTTATTTCAGATTGGTAAGATTGCAGAGGCACGTAAACTAATTGTTTCTAAAGCACAAGCACAAGAGTATGAAGGTGTATATAGAAAGTTATATGAAAATCTAACATGGTTTGGCGAAGATGATATTACGCAAGGACGTGCTCTCATTTGTATTCGTGATGGACTAGTAAATCATGCATTAGTGGCAGATCCTGAAATTAATCTTAGTGCAACACTACTTGAACTTCAGCATATTGGCAATAATTAAAAAATGGAATATACAAATGAATATGAACCAAGAATAATTATTGATGATGCCTATTATGATTCATATCTTTTACAATTACATCGTGAAATCGTTGCAAGTTGTATAGCAGAAGATCGCGATTCTCCAAATCCGTTTCGTGAAAAAATTGTAGAAGACAATGTTAAAACAGTGGTAAATGATACAAATGATTTACATTATGCATTAAAGTATTTTGAAAAACAAATAGACCTAAAAAAACACGAATATGTTATAATTGGAGATCCTAACTCAATTGGTTATAAATATGAGTCGCTGCAGCATATGTGCAAAGATATTAAATATTATACTAAATTAATTCAAACAAAAGATTGGATTATATGTACGATAAATATAGAAGATAGAAATAAATTAATTATAGAAAATAATAAGTTGGTAGTAATTTAATATGGCAAAAAATGCATATATTGTTCTGGTTCATAAATTTAGACCAGCTGCAGGCGAAAACACATCAATGAAAAATTTTCTGAATGAAGGCAATTGGGAAATGTTTGAAGAAGTATTTTTCGTAACACGAATTCGTAAGCGTTGGTGGCAAGAGGCAACCACAATAATTAATATTACTGCTGGTAAAATAGAAACCAATCGCAGTGAAACCCGTGATTATAAAGATATTGTGCAACATGTAATACTTGCATATCCAAAACATTATAACGATTTTTTAAAAGAATGCAAGGATGAAGGCCTTGTTATGAAAGGCAATAATAATGAGTAGAATTGTTGACAAAATTGAGGCATTAGAATTTCGTATGCCTATGTTTAAAGTAATGGGAAGTATTTCGTCTAAGACAGAAATAGATATTAAAAAATATATTCTTAATAATGGTACGGACAATATTAATTCAATCAAAGATAATATTGAGAAAGTATTACAAGAAATAATTTCGGATATTAAAATAGAATACCATGAAGTAGCCTTTAATAATAATTATCATGATACACAAAAAATATTAGATACTAACTCTAGATTTATTATAAACGTATCTCCTATATCTGATCCTGAAATAACCATTGACGGCAGAACATATCCTATAGTTAAAAATCGTATTATATTCGTTAATCATAGATATCCCTACACAATCTCTGTGACTAATGATTCAAAAACAATGCTTATGTCTGGTATGTTTAACTGGAATGTTAATAAACACGCAGATTAATGAACACCGATGGCTTTAGATTTACATGGACTAACGGTACACAATGCATGGCAAAAGTATAGAAGTCATACACAACTGTGTTATTTTAACAAAGTAAAAAAAACAGTAGTAATAACTGGACATGGTATTATGGCAAGAGAATTTATAGGCTGGGTAAGTGCAGATCCATATTCAATAAAATGTGAACGACTCAATCCTAACACCGGGGCATGGCGAGTGTATATACGCAAATCACAATCTACAGATAAAAAACCTGAGCCTGTTAATTTACTACAACTATACAAAAAGTTTCATCCACGATGATATTAAATATACCAAAAAATACCGTGGCTAGAATAGCAACAACTCCATATGACATATCGTACTATGAACCTATGCATAAATGGAAAATTATAAAAAGATTTGCAAAGATACCACATGTTCTATGGGAGTACGAAGATAGCACATCGGTAATTCATTCAATGATACCAGATGATTATAGAGTATTCATAAGAACAAATCGTATAGTTTGGCTAGACTATTATTATGAAATAACGGCATACACTCGAAATACAATAAATCCTATTCGAGGAAGAACTAATAAAAAATGTTATTTTGCAGTTGATGAATATTATTATCTACAAAAATTGTTATAATTTTATTGGATACAAGATAACTTTAATAAGGAATAATTAATGTATGATAATATCGCAATTCTTACCAACACAATGAATAACATCAGTGTTGAAGTAGACGCAGACCATATGCGTCCAGGTAAATCATTTGATGCTTATATTGCATCTAATAAAATTAGAATGTTTTGGAATGGCAAAGTATATGTTGGAAATGCCCATGGCATGGAATTTACTTCTTCTGGTCCAAAACTAATAAATTAGAAAGTATAAACTATGCGAGTAAAAATTGGCAATTATCCTAATCATAGGTTCTATCACAACTGGTTATATAATTGGTTTGGATATTCTCCTAAACAAAAAACAAGTATAAAGATTCACAAATGGGACACGTGGAGTATGGATCATACCCTTGCTCCTATCATCTTGCCTATGCTTGTACAGTTGAAAGAGACCAAACACAGTGCTCCTATGGTTGACATGAAAGACGTTCCAAAAGAACTACGTGCTACTAAAAAACAACTAGACGCATACGGCAAAGGCGGCGGTACCGATCCTAAACACTTTGAACGTTGGGATTGGATCCTAGGTGAAATGATTTGGGCATTTGGACACAAGTCAAAAGAAATGGATGCTGGCGACATTTGTGCAGACAAATGTGCAAATTTTGGTGATCCAGTATGCAAGGCTTGCATGAAAGAAACACAAGAACGCCTTACAAATGCATTTGCATTGTTCGGCAAATACTATGAAAACTTATGGGATTAAGGTTGCGATTATGAAAAAATTTACGTTTGAAGCCATGGGCAAAACATTTACTGCTGATGCAGAAAATGGAATTGATATAATGGAAGATGCCAATCGTGCATTATTATGGTCTAATTGGCAAGATGGGATATGGAATCAAGTAAGCGAAACAAAATTTATTTGGGTATTGGGTAATTTTTATGATTAAACACTTGACATTCTAAACGAATCACTATATAAAGTAAGTATAGATTGAAACAAAGGATCTCACAATGCAAAATCAAATTGACACTCTTATCGCTACAATCAAAGCAGACTATGCCAAATGGTTACTTCGTGGTAAGTCTTTTGCTGATGCTGAAACACACGTTCAGAATATGATTAATGAGTTTAACAATCGTCTTACTGTTAAGACTGGTAGCAAATACATTAAAATTATTAATAATGGTGTTTGGGGTTTTATTGTCAATACTGATAATGACAAAAAATTCAAGCGTGGTGATATTCTGAAAGCAGCAGGTTTTAATACGCCTGCTCGTAATGCGGCTCGTGGCAATATTCTTTCAGATGATTATACTGTTCAATGGACTGGTCCGCTTTACTTGAAATAATAATAGTTTATTAGGATCAATGATAAATATTATCATGAAAATAAATGAAATCATAATTCAAGAAAAAAGATTACAACCTGATGAAGACTTTCTTTCTCAGGTTGAAGAAATCATTGATGAAGCCAATAAAGAATATCAAGAATATCTTGCTGATAATGGTGACAAGGATGATATTGATGAACTTGAGGAGATTTTAAATGCTAACAATTTCGATGATTTACCTATTGACTTTATTGCTGACCATTCGCCACGAAAAGATCCAGATGAATGGATTAGTGCTGCAGCAGATTGGGATCCAGAAGAAGGTAAAAGTGTAAGAATATTTCTACACGCCAAAAACTTAGAGGGTAAATGGGGACCAGAAACATTTAAAAAAATTACTATGAAAATGTTGGCTCATGAAACAATTCATTGGAACCAATATGATAAATTTGATCCAAACGTATTAAAGACATATAAAAGTGGATATATGAAAGGTGTTGAGAAGAAAAAATCTGGCGGTACAGAACAAGATTTAATGCGTATGTATTTGCGTGATCCTCATGAACTCATGGCATATGGGCACGATTTAGCAGATGAAATTAGAGATACTGATGCACCGGAAGAAACAATTCGTAATCCAGAAAAGTTTATAAATGAACTTCCTGTATATCAGAGATTTAGAAATATCTTCCCCAAAGATTCAAAACAAATAAAACAGTTAATGAAGTATACTGCAAATTACTTCAACAATAATTAAAAATTCTAAGAGGATTAGAAATGGAAAGGGTTTTCTGGTCGATTGTGCATGTTGCATTGACAGGTGTAATAGTTATAATGCCAATTCTTTGCTTATTCATTTATCTATGATTTATAAGTCAATAAAATTTTAATTAGTTCTTGACATCTTAAACGAATCACTATATAAAGAGTGTATAAGTTGAGAAGGAATGATTATGTTTACTGTTGAATATGGCTACTATAACTATCCTAAAAAGACAAAAGAATTCAAAACGTATGAAAGCGCAAAGAAGTTCTTCTATTATATTGGAAAGCGTAACGGTGTAAAGCGAGTAAATCTCACAGTAGGAGATGTATAATGAAAATTATTAATATTACAAATGATGCCAGTGTTAATGTCAATGGTACTGCACTACAGGGATATGTTAATACCACATATGCTGATATTGTTGCTGCTTTTGGCGAACCAACATATACGTCAAATGATAAAGTCACGGTTGAATGGACATTGGAATTTGTAATTCAATTACAAGATGCGCCTGGAAGTTTTATAGAAGAAGTTGTTGTTGCGACAATTTATGATTGGAAACGGCCTTCAACCCCAATGGGCGAATATGACTGGCACATTGGTGGGTTCACAACACAAGTAATTGAGTGTGTATATTCATTATTACAAGAAAAAGTTTTATAGATAGTTATCTTTTTATCGGTTTGCTTTAAATACTGGTGCAGAGATTCATTTCTCTGTACTTTAGGGTGAATAATTCACCCTATAGTCCTCTTCGCAAACTTGGCCCGGCTACTTAGGTAGTCGGGTTCTTTTGTTTAATGAATAAATATAATTATGATAAACTATGGTGATTGGAATCCAGGCATTGACAATGGCAATGACACACTTAATTCTGTGTTAGACACATTGCCGGGTAGTGATAGTGTAAATATTAGTTGGAAAGTAAAAATAATAGAAAATCCTCGGTCACCATTGAGTCTTCCTGGTTCTATATGTTTAGAGTCCCACGATTGTATACATGTATTATTAGGAAGAGGACTACTAAATCAAGACGAAGCATTTGTAATAGGCTATACTATGGGAAATGCAATCACACTAAAGAATTGGCAAATATCAATGTATAAATACTATGCATCACATATATTTCCAAAGATATATCGTTTTGGCGAAAGAGAATTAATAGCATTTGATATGGGGATTGTTTACGGCAAGACTCGTCGTACTAAAAATATACATAAAATTAACTTTGACTCATATAAGAACCAAACACTGGGAGAGATTAGGGCCAAATTTGATATAAACTTAGATATACTTCGCCATATCAGATATATTGAAAGAAATATTTTTAAAAGCAAGGCGAGTAAAAGGCTATGAAAGTATATCAACATAATATGTATTATCGCATTGATGAAAACGAAATCATGCCTAAGTTAATATTGGCAGCCAGATTAAATAAAGATGACCGAAAAGAAATATTATCAACTGCAAATATTATTAATGATTCATTTAATGAAACGAGTTTAATTCATAAACTTATGACTGCGTATAAGTTGTCAGGCAATGAGGGTATTGCATTAATGACAATGTGTGAAAGTTTATTAAGAATACCAGATAAGAAAACACAAGATAAATTAATTAAAGAAAAATTAACAAATGCTGATTGGAATTTAATTTCTGAAGGCAGTTTTTATGCAACCTTAGGAGGCAAAGCATTAACACAAGCACAAAGTTTTGCAGAATATAAAAATTTAATTGGAAGATTAGGTTGGCCGACTGTTCGCACTATAGTAAAACAAACCGTTAAATGGATGGGCAATATATATGTCGTGGGTGAAAGCATTTCTAGTGCAATGAATAATAAAAATGAGTCTTATTCATATTCATATGATATGCTGGGAGAAGCCTCGACAAACTGGGAAGATGCGAATAATTATTATGAAAAGTATATAGAAGCAGCCACCCGATTTGATGATAGTATAAGTGTTAAACTAAGTGCAATACATCCACGATATGAGTTGAGAAATTATAAAGATGTAATTTCCCATCTTGTACCTAAACTTGCAGCAATAGCAAGGTTATGCGAAGATAAGAATACTACAATGTTTATTGATGCAGAAGAGGCATCTAGATTTGATTTAAGTGTTCAAGTATTAGAGGAGTTGTTATCAAGTCATAAGTTTCAGGAAAACACAATTGGATTTGCGATACAAGCATATCAAAAACGTTCTTATTGGGCAATTGAAACACTAGAATCTATAGCAAAAAAATCTAATACATCAATATGTGTACGTTTAGTTAAAGGTGCATATTGGGATACAGAAATAAAACTGGCTCAACAAGAAGGCTTGCACTATCCTGTATTCTCTCGTAAAGAATATACTGACATAAGTTATTTGGCATGTGCTAGAAAAATTATGTTATCTGAGTATATTAAACCAGCATATGCCACACACAATCCATTCACCGTGGCAGCCATATATTTTTATAACGAAACTGTAGGAGGTGAATTCGAGTTTCAAAAATTATATGGTATGGGGGATGGACTATTTCAATATCTACATGATACCCACAATACGAATGTAAGAGTATATGCACCAGTTGGTGAATATAAAGATTTGCTTGCATATCTTGTGCGAAGATTATTAGAAAATGGAGCAAACACCAGTTTTGTTTTTAATCAAAAACTTGTAGATCCATTTGTAGAAGCAAAAAAAGAACGAGAAAAATTACCAACATATGAAGATTTATATCCCAATCGCAAGAATAGTCGTGGATATGATTTAACTGATCCAGCGTGGATTGAATGGGTGGTAGGAAGACCGAGTTATGAATTTATAGTACCAGAACAACTATCAGTAGAAGATAGTATTACAATTTTAGATGAAGGTAAATCTAAATGGGCGAAGACTCCATTCGCAGAGAGAAAACGTTTAATTCTTTTATATGCCGACAACTTAGAACATCATATGGAACAAGCTGCCAGTAATTTAGTTGTACATGCACATAAGACTTATGCAAGTGCTATCAGTGAGGTTCGTGAAGCGATAGACTTTATTAGATATTATGCTGAACAAGCCGAACAACTTTATGATACTAAATGTGCATGTAGTTATACGGGCGAAAGTAATACAACAACATACGAATCGTATGGTACATGGATGGTTATTTCACCGTGGAACTTTCCACTTGCACTTTTTGTAGGACCTATTGTTGCTGCACTAATAACCGGCAATACAGTGTTAGCAAAGTCAGCGCCCCAAACACAAATGGTTGCGGAAACTGCTTTAAGTTCTATGCTTGAAAGTGGCATACCAGAATATGCTATTAAATTATGTCCGACTGATCCAAAAGATGCGGAACTTGCAGTAGCAGATGAAAGAATTAAAGGCATTACATTTACTGGTTCACATAAAACTGCAAAGCGTATACAAAGAGTTTTAGCAGATCGTGAAGGAGCAATTATTCCATTCATTGCTGAAACTAGTGGTATTAATTGCATGATTGCAGATTCAACATGTTTGCCTGAACAATTAGTAGTAGATGCGATACGTGGCGCATTTGATAGTGCAGGACAAAGATGTAGTGCAACAAGATTTTTATTTGTACAGCGTGATAATGCAAATACTGTAATAAAAATGTTAGGTAATGCTATTAAAGTTGTCCAGATGGGATTTAGTGATGATTTAAATACTGATGTGACACGTGTTATCGATAGTGAGGCGTATAGAAGAATACAAAATAGACTATCGGTATTAGAAGAAAATGAAATATTAATTGCAACCAGATCAAGAAATGGTGCTGAATTGCCGGCTTTAACAGTTCCACCGAGTGCATATCTTGTATCAGATTATCGTAAGTATTTTGATGAAGAAATATTTGGTCCAATATTACATGTTTATGAATATGATGTTGATGAATTGCCTGAAATTTTAGATTATATTAATAATAGCAGATTCGGGTTAACAATGAGTATTCATTCTAGAATATCATCTTTTTATGATAATATTATTAATCAGATTAACGTAGGAAATATCTATGTTAATAGAGATCAAATTGGAGCAGTAGTAGAAACACAACCATTTGGAGGAGTTGGATTAAGTGGCACTGGTCCAAAAGCAGGTGGACCAAATTATTTAAAATCATATGTATGGGAAAAACATATTAGTATTAATACGACTGCAATTGGAGGTAATACAACATTATTATCTGGGTGAGGGTTAGAAATTATAATGTACAAATTAAAAGAACATAGAAATAAGACAGGACATAGAGTATTATATTATGTAGTACTTGATGAAAATGATCGTATAATTATAATAACAAAAAGTGGAATAATAGCAAGAGCCTTTTTAAAAAAACAAAAATAGGTGTTGCATAATCATTTGAAATACTGTATAATGATTATATTAAATTTAGAAATATATGAGGTAATATGACAAATCCATTTGAAGATATTGAACGCTTTGCGGCAGCATGTGACCAACCCGCATCTCCAGAAAATTATAAAATGTATCTGGGATTAATTGATGAAGAATATGGTGAATTAGTAGATGCAGTTACTGCGAATGATCAGGTAGAACAACTTGATGCACTTGTAGATATTCTGGTTGTTACTATGGGAGCAATTCGTGCTGCAGGATGGGACAGTGAAGCGGCGTGGAATGAAGTGATGAATACTAACTTTGCAAAAATTAATCCTACAACTGGCAAAGTTATTAAGAGAGAAGATGGCAAAGTATTAAAACCAGAAGGATGGAAAGCACCAGAATTAAAACAATTCATTAAATAAATTCTTATACTAAATAACTATAAGAAAGAGACATAAGGAATATAATATAATGTTTCAAGAGTATAAGAATCTCTCCGAAGAGGAACTGGACACTAAGATGGGTGATGTCAGCAAAAAGATTAATATGGCAAACTCAATGGGGTTAGACGGAGTAGTTGAACAACTGCAAAGTATATTAGAAAATTTGCATATGGAATTAACTGCCAGATTAGATCGACAACGATTTGATATTATTAATGACCGCACACCAGAATCTTTAATTGTAGGAGAAGATGATGAACACGCAGACGATTCCGACACCGACTAATATCCCAATCAAGGTATTTCATACTATTATTATTGATGGGTCAGATGTTGAAGTCACCAGATTTTACGAATTTATGAAAAACAAATGGATTAATAATAATGAATCATTATTAAATTTTAAAAACATTCGGTGGGACAATGGAAATAATGTTTTAAGTTTTGAAACTTTTAGTGGTCATATAAATTTAGTTGAAAAATTAAAAGAAATAACTATAATGTTACCTGAGTCGTTTTTTACATATGAACATGCATTAGATAATAAATCTAAAAATAATGAGGATAATATATATTGGATGTATGATGGCAACATTAATATGAAAAAAGATAATTTAAATAGAGATTATAAAAATGACAGATAATTTTACTGTAAATAGTTATACCACATTTAAAGCAACATTTAGTGCAACACTTATAGGAGCAGAAGCATCACTATATTCAGAAATTTTTGATGCTGAAATAGATTTTGTATGGTGCACATCTGATCTCGCTATGGGCAATGCTGCATTTTTAAAAATAAAATTCTTTTTAGAAGAGATATTACATCAAAGTGTTTTTACACATAAATCAGCACTTATTAATATGGATAATTTATCTAATAACATCGTAATGTTTCCATATTTACCAACAAGTGATATTATTGCGATGACAATAAGTGCTAAATTAAATGCAATTGCGGAAGGTAACATTGATATTGTAAGTGTAAAGATAACAAGTAAATTTGAAAATCCGGTAATGAGTTATACATATGCAGATGAAGATTATCCTGCTATGCCGAGTCTTGAAACTTGGGTAGGACAAAAAGAATATTATTATAAAACACCGTGGTGGTTCCGTAATACACCAGAAACACATGATTATGATGTTGATGAAGAAACAGACTTGACAACGCCGCCGGAATATGATAATGTATTAGATGAAATACAACAAGTAATACTGGGTGAGTTAGAATTGATAGATCACCCAGGTGAGGTTATTAAGATACATGATTGGCAGCCAAAAATCGTTGAAGATTGATTCATTAAAAGATCAATACGGACGTGTTATATATAATAGACATGACCTATATGAGATGTTATACAATGGCGAAGATATTAGTCAGATAAAATATGTTGACTGGCATGAAGATTTCGAAAAATATAATAAGGCAAATACAAGTAATTATATTAACATACCAGAAATAACAGCCATAGAAGAATTAACAGGAGATATTGAAGATTTTGATCGTAGACTTCAAAAAGATTGGTTTATTCCAGAAAAATATAAGAACTTAAATATAATTGATTATGTACTAGAATTAACTCCTAAAGAAAATCAGAATAGATGTATAGAAGAACTTGATGAATTTAATAAACGTGATATGCTACCATTACTACAATATATGGTTTATCTGGTAGATTTTATGCGTGAAAATAACATTGTATGGGGTGTAGGGCGTGGCAGTAGTGTCGCAAGTTATGTGTTATACATAATCGGTATACATCGAATAAATAGTGTTTACTATGAGTTAGATTGGCAAGAATTCCTTAGATAGAAAGGCAAAGAAATGAAAAAATATAGAAGTATGCGAGGGGTGGAACTAGACCTTGGAAAATTACTATCAAAACAAGAAAAAAATATTACCGTTGGCAATACATCATCGAATGCAAGAGGTGACAAACTAGGCCGTGGTGGTAGGGTTATGAAAGCCGCAGATGAAATTGCAAGAGAACATTATAATCAAAATAATCCAAATGCAGTTAAACAGGCATCTATTAAATTAGATGATACTCCTAAACCAAAGAACCAAGAAGTTCCAATGGAAGATGATTGGCAAGAGCCAGCACCTGAGCCAGCATCTGAGCCAGCACCATCTGCTCAAAAAGAAACAAAAGTAGAACCAGTATTTGAAAATGTTAGCCCTGGTCCAATACCCGAAGAATATAATAATGATGATGAATGGGTAGAAGATGCAGATGGCAATTTTGTAAAAGCAGAAGAACTAAAGAAAAATAAATCTAAAAAATCAAAATAAGGAAACAATGATGAAAACGTTATCTCCAGTTGGAAATAAAATTATTCTTACTAATATGGATACAGGATTTAAAAAACTAAATGGAATTATTCATTTGGATGATAGTACAGCAGAAGCAGGTGACAGAGGCATTAGACCACGCTGGGCAGAAGTATATGCAGTAGGACCAGAGCAAACTGATGTTGCAGTTGGCGATTGGGTTCTTATGCAACACGGTAGATGGTCACAAGGGCAAGACCTCCGATTATCAGAAACAGAATCAATTCGTTTTTGGCTAGGCGATCCAGAAGGCATTTTAGGCGTCAGCGATAATGGCAAACCACCAGAGATACAAGTGGCGTGATAGATGTATTCTATCTTACTTACCATGATGATTATTCAGATAACAATTTAAACAGAATATTATCTAAGGTTGCAAAGAATCAGCGAGTTATTAATACTGCTGATATCGATGGAGTATATGAGGCGCATCTAACGTGTGCAGAACAAAGTGCTACTGAAAACTTTTATGTAGTTGATGGTGATGCTTGGATAATTGATGATTTTGATTTTTCATATATACCATCAGATAGCATAGATGTATATCCTACTGTGCCACAGACGCAGTGTACTCACGTTTGGAGAGCATTAAACCCAGCAACAGGTGAACTTACAGGATATGGTGGTGTTAAATTATTTAATCGAAATTCATTCTTTGTTAAAACTTCCACAAAATTAGTTGATGTAACAACTGGTGTTGCAAAACTTGGCTATCCATATTATCGTATAGACAAACCTTCAAATGAAACTAGATTTGCAACGACTCCATTTAATGCATGGAAAGGTGCGTTTAGAGAATGCGTTAAACTAGCAAGTGGAGTGGCATCTGATGATATACAATCAAGACTTGAACGCTGGAAATCACCATTACCCATTGAACACTGGGAATTAATTTCTGTTGGTGCAACGATGGGAGAAGACTTTGGTGAATTCTATCGTAATTCGCCAGAAGCCTTACAAAAAATAAATGATTTTGATTGGTTAAACGAAATATATCTTGACATTTAGAACGAATCACTGTATAACATAATAGTAATAACAAAAGAGGTCTATTATGAATGATGTTCTAAACGATATACAAGTTCTAGAAAATGCAATTATTGCATTTACCGAAGGTGCGAGTGACGAAAAGTTTGCTGCAATGTGTAGTCTTGAACAAATGTTGATTGCCAAGAAAGATATCGTATCTGACTTTGAAGCAGAGTATGCGCCAAATGAGTAAGCGTGAAAAACTTGATGAATTTATTTGCTATGCTATGGTCGGTGTATTTGCATTGGGCTGGATGGACTTTGGTCAGGGAACCGAATATACATGGTGGAATTTAATTAACTATTTTGGAAATTAAAGGTTGACAATCTAGAATCAATATGCTATAACTTGTATATAAGATAAAAAGGAACACACGATGTCAGATGCAAAAATGGTTTGGGACGAATCAAACAAGGTTAATGCTGGAACTGCTCAAGGCCAACAATCACGTATGGTTGAAATGGATATGTTGGCTTGGAAAGCGAATACATCCTGGCCTAAGGGAACCACACTTAAAGATATTATTCATGCATATGCAGAATCACGTGGTTGGACACAAGAAGGTTTTACAGGAATGGAAATTTATGATCCCTTTTGGGATTGGCAAGAAGATTAATAGTGTGGTTCCTTAGCTCAGCTGGATAGAGCAACTGCCTTCTAAGCAGTAGGTCATAGGTTCGAATCCTATAGGGACCGCCAAATTAAATAAGGAGAAGAAAATGAAACCCTCTAATAAGCCCATTGGCTGGGCAAACACTCTGACAACTCTTTTTACACTACCTAAAGAAATGTGGGATAGTGTAATGACAGTTGAAAAATCATCACTACGCAATTTAGATCCAATGGTAGGACATATGGTATTTCAATGCCTATTCTTTATTTGGAGTGGCATCTTCGCAGTAATGGTAGGTAGTATGTTTGCTTTTGGTATTAGTGCAGCGTTTCATATTCTTCTAATTAGTGGGATTACAATTACTGCAGTTACTTTTCGACAAGCAGAAAAAAATCCTGGATCACTAAACAAATTATTACAGTCTGGTCGTAAGTATACCGGACGTGGAAATGGAGGCGAACATGAGTGAAGATAAATTTGAAATTCATCGACCACACAAAATGCTTGATTGGTTAGAAGGTGAAGTTACTGAATGGGCATTTGGATTAATTCAGGAACACTTTGGTGTAGATTCGCCCGATGAATTGGAACGTGAACAAATTGATGAAGTTGTTGAACAATGGAGCGAAATGCTTGATATGTCAGGTGGCGATTGGTTAGCAATGGGATTACGTAATGCCATCAGTCAATGGGAAAATGAACACGATGATTATATCATCTAATTGAAATATGCTCGTATGGTGGAATCGGTAGACACGCCAGACTTAAAATCTGTTGCCTTTATAGGCGTCCCGGTTCAAGTCCGGGTACGAGTACCAAATATTATTAAGGAGAATACAATATGACAGAGGGACCATTTAAAAATGCATTTGATGCTGATACTGCTGGTGTCATTCGTAGAGAAATTGTTACATATCGTATGAAGAACGGAATAATGGT